TAAGTCACTGCCAACATAACCTTCATGTCCTGGCTCGTCGTCAATGCTTGCTTCAATTTCGTGTGCGCCTTTGTCTAATTGTCTAATCAGATCATTTTTAACGGCACTGATAAGCAAGAAACTTTGCACCAACGCACTTGTTCCTTCAGGATTCTGCTTCATCCATTCGAGCATTCGCGGGGCTTGTGTTGGCACTTTGCCTTCAATCCAAGGAACAAAGTCCTTAATCATGTTATCATAGTTACCTGCACGAACTTTGGTATTAATATATTGCTTGAACAGTTTAGGGAAACTACTAATACGTCTGTCACGCAACTCGCTGGGGTTGAACAGAGTATCAATTTGTGAACCGTATTGGCTTTTAATACCTTTTAATTTTTTAACTTGATCTTGATTTAAATTCACTGCTGGGGTACTGTCTTTGATGTTCTGATTTGCTACAAACAATTCTGGAACATCTGTGGAAAATGCACCTTCTATAGGTTCAACATCAGCACCAGGTTCTTTTACCTGACTGTGGATTACAATACCAAACTTTGCTTTGTTGATTTGCTTGCCAAGATCGCTATCAGCATCTACGCTATACTTCACAGTATTAGGTTCAAATTCAATCTTGCCGTCTTTTTCAACAGCAGGCTTTTGCGGATGAAACAACAAGTCTGCTTGCAAATAACCTTTAAGATTTTCGGGTGTTGCTTTGGATAACACAGGCCAAAGTTGTGCATACAATCCTGCTAGTTCTTCTCTACCGCCGCCCTTACGTTGTGCTAGTACATCAGCCATTTGCTCAGGCGAAGTTGCTAATCCAACACCTCCTGCTTTTAAGAAACCGCCTTTGTCTGTGAGTACAAATTCACCTTGAGGATTGCGTCCAAATATGATTGCTGGTTTGCCGTCCCACTTCACTGTGGCACTAGTAGGTTGTTTGGCTGTGCGTTCAAGTCCTTGTATAGCAGTGTCTATACCTGCACTACCACGATCAAACACTAGGTCTTCAGGATGTTCAATACGCACACCTTCCTCCAGGAACTCGTCACCTTCGACAATAACTTGATAGCCTTGATTGACAACTCTGTCTCTCAATCTAGCAAGCCAGTGTACACTATTTGAGTCCTCTGTGTCAACCGTTTCTTGTAATTCAATTCCTTGCTTTGCAGCGTAGTCACGGAAGTCTGCTATTTTCTTTTCTCTGTTGGGATCATTACGCAGTGCTTTCATAATCTTTTCTACACTGCCCAACGGTGTTCTATCTGTGGCACCCGGAATGAATAGTTTTGCAACTTCGTCCGGATCGTCGGTAACCAGCTCGTTGGTAGCTCTGTTAACCAGTCCAACGTTTTGGTTAATTTTGTAACCCATGCTTTTTGCAATACTGGCTAACAGTATAGCTCGTGTTACACCTTTGTAGTTGCTGTCGTGATCCTGTGTTAGGTACCACTTTTGAAAGTCAGGCTTTTGCAAAAACATAAAGTCTGTTTGCACATAGCCTTTGTCCGGACGTCCAGCAATAGGAGTTTTTAGATGAATGTTGATACCAGTTGCACTAACCCATTCTTTTGGCTCTAGTCCGTGACTAGTTGCCCACTGTTCTAGTTTGGTTCTAAACTGTGCCTTGTCTACTTCTCTAGCATCTACTGCTAGATCCAAGTCGCCCGATGTTGGTGCTACACCTGTGCTACCCAGCATGTTGTCCAACAGTGGTAATCCTGTGAGTTGCTCTAACCAAGCCACTGTGGGTTTTACATCTGTTTGATTGATGCGTACAGTTGCCGGGCTGCCGTCTTGGTTTTTAAATTCGTTACCGCCTTCGTTGAGAATCATCTCAGTTTTAGTCCCATGCTCATCAGAAAAGCATCAACAGCTGGATTGCCTGTTCTTTTAACAGCTTGTCCGCCACCTAACTGATTTACTAGTCCGCCAATCTGTTGTCTCATGTTTCTTCTTATACCCATTTGATCTAGTGCTTGTTCTAATTCTCGCATGGCAGTTCGTTCATTGCCTACTGGACGATTATCTGTTGTATTCGGTGTTTGAGTATTGCCCATATCTGAACTTGCTGGCTGTTGCATTCTGGCAATCAAACCCATTACAATTAGTTGTCTAAATAGTTCATTAAATTCTCTAGGTGTTTCTCTGTTGTCTTGAACTCGTTGTATAATATTGGCAATTTCTTGTTTTGTGTTGTTGTCTTCGATGTTATTCAAGTCTTGACCAACAATGTTTTTTGAAACAAAATTTGCAAGCATTTCTTCATACTGGCGTTCACCTATGCTACCGTCACTGCCAGCACCTTGCAATCTATTTCTTTCTTGTGTAGTAACTCCGTTCCAAACTTTTACCATTTGATCAGCAAGTTGTTGCACACTTCTTTGTGTTGCTAATTTGTTAGCTGTTTGTCTAATATTATCGGTGCCACTGATAATACCCTGTTGTGCAACGGCTTTTAGTGTATCCATTACACCGGCTTCTGTTAAAATTTCATTTACTTTCATCTGTTCTCTTCACCGATCTTGCAAACTTATCAGGATCTCGTAGTCGAATAGCATTTAACAGTTTACGATGTAGGTTTTCAGCTTCCTCAGGTGTGTAAAATTCTTCAATTTGTTCCATTAGACGTACAGCACTAGCAATAACATTACTAGCACGACTTTCTACAATATAACGTCTTTCATTTGCTTCAGCATGACGAGTGTTATAAATGCTGTCTAATTCTTCAAGAATACTACGAGTCTTTTTTTGCATTATTAGATTTCTCTTATAGGAGTATTTATCGGTAAAAGTCTAATTTATTTTGCTTTAAGACCGGCTAGCATTTGTTTAAGTTTTGTGCTTTCTACTTGTGCTACAGGAGCGGGACCCTCATCAGTATTTTCGGGAGTGTTGTGAACCATATTACTCCTAGCTTTAATAGTATCATACATGCTTGATCCTGCACCTGTGATAGCACCTTGACCTGCATAATCTTCACCCAGGTCACGAATACGCAAACTTTCCATGTCAAACTCCAAGTCTACTTTTTGCCCGACGCCCGAACTTGAACGTGTTTTCATTGCTTGTATTTGATAACGTCCGCGCTCTTTCATAGCACGACTGGTAAAAATACCAAACACGTTGTCAGCAGTGTTGATCTTGGAAATACCGCCGGCAATGTGACTGTGATCAAATTCAATTTCTTCCACAGCCGATCTATTCAACTGCGATGCAGTAACAAACAAGATGTTCATTTCTCTAGCTAAGTTGCGCAGTTCTTCAGAAACATACTTGTCTTTGATAAACTGGTCATTTGGACTAACCTTGGCACTTACTGGCATCAACAAGTCCAAATAGTCAACACACATAAAGTCGATCTTACGACCGGTTTTGATTTGCAGTTCTTTACAAAACGCACGGATGTCATTTACGTTGCTCTGCGCAGGCATGTATTTGATCTGCAGGTTACCTGCTTTCTTTTTCATCATCTTGACTTTCATTTCCACAGTGTCAAGATCTTTGAACAATTGTTTTGCGGCTGTGTTGGTTAACATACTGTCAATACGCATAGCAGTCAACCCTTCGCTAAGTTCCAGTGTAATGTACACACCGTTGAGTCCTGCTTCCAACCAATTCACAGCCAAGTTCTGCATGAACAAACTCTTGCCCGAACCCGAGCCACCTGCAAAGATTTGTAGTTCGCCTCGATTGAATCCGCCATACAATAGTTTGTCCAGTGCAGGCCAACCTGTTGAATTCTGTCCGTTGTTGTCTTTCAGCGCACTCAATCGAGCTCTTGGATCTTCAAAGTAGTCTGTGCCCAGGTCTTTTGTCAGCGAAATTTGTACAGCGTCTTTGATCAGTTTCTCAACAGGATCATACTGTCCTTTTTCCAACATGTCGGCACTTTTGAGAATTGCACGTTCTAGTTCTTTGCGTTTGGTAAAGCCTTCAAACTCCTGCAAGCACCAATCCAAATGTCCTTCGTTGAGTTCTGGAATTTCCTGTAACTTTACGCCAGTAACAGCACTTACCTGTTCTTTGCTGGGCAGAGTTTTATGTTCATTTGTGTGTTCATAGATAAACTTTGCGGCTTCCTGAAGATGCCTTTCAAAGTTATCACTGTTAAATATGTTTTGCACACGCAAGAATGTTTGTGCATCCTGCATCATAATTTCTAAAAACAGTTGTTGTACTTCGGGGGAATAATCTTTCATGCAATTTTCTTTTTCAGTTTCTTTCGTGCCATTTCAATTCTTATCTTGCCGCTTACACGACTCTCAAAGATACTTAGCAGTGTAGTTAGCTTTCCGTACTTGCATACTGCATCATTAACATCTTTAACGTCTGCAGGCCAATCAGGTATGCTTACACTATAGTTGTATTCCACTGCACTGTCAATCAATTTGAGTCCAGCTTCATCATGATCAGGAACCACAATGATTTCCTTTCCTAAACTGTTAATTAATCTACTTTGTGCTAGATTTATGTCGTTGTGTAGTACTGCAAGTCCGCTTATGCATAATGCATCTAGTACACCTTCGACTACAACAGCAAATTGCCAATTTTCTTTTTGTAAGTCTGTACCAAAAACATAACCTGGTTGTGCATCCTGAATGTACTTTGGCTTACGTCCGTCTATGTAACGTGTTGTGTGTCCTACTACACTGTTGTCATGTGTAAAAGGTATAACCAATCCATGTCTTGTAATATGCTCAGGTTCTTGAAACATATAAGGATAGTCAGCGGGTAGACATCTTTCTTGTACATACTGCCACATGGATTTTTGGGGTGTAAGAAATTCAGCAAACTCTGGCAAGTCACGTTCTTCAAACTCAATGTTCATCAAACGTTGTGTTATTTGTCTACGTTCAGCAGCAATACCTTCGATACTGCGATGCCGTAAGCTCTCTAAATTAATGCGTTCTATTTCATCTTGCGGTACATTTAACCATTGTAGCAAACGTCTTGCTTTAAATGACAGGTTTCGTCCCATTAAGAAACTGGCAGTGTAGTTACAGTTGAAGCAATGATAACTCCACGAATCATCTGCTACTTTTAACCCACCGCGCTGTCTTTTATCCTGGCTTTCACCATTATGCACACAACAAGGAGCGTTAAACGAAATCCAGCCACTGGAAGTTTGTTTACGCTTTGCTGGCAAGTGTTGTAAGATATCGAACATTAAAGTAGTGTAACAGAGTCTATGTATCTAATCAACCTGTTTGCTATTTTCTTATGCCCATTTTCATTTGGATGTTGTCTTGGTGCCAGGTCATTTGGTTCTAAACACTCTTCTAATATAAAGTCTGGTTTGTATTTGCTAGAAAATATAAAGTTTTCACATTTAAACACTGGTAAAAGAACCAGTTGATTACTGGCATTTTCAAACACATTTATTGTTTGCCAAAGATTAAATTCTTCCCATTCATTACACATA